TGCTAACCCACTTAGGAGACTGTCATGTCCATGTTCAACCGCACCACCTTCGCAAACAACACCGCCCTGTCCGACAACGATCTGATGAAGCTCGCGCCATCGCTGTTCGCCACCGAAGCGCACCACAGCCGCTCCGACCGCTTCACGCCCGTGCCCACCATCGACATCGTGCGCGGCCTTCAGCGCGAGGGCTTTGAGGTGTTCTCGGCCATGCAGGCCAAGACCCGCGACGCGTCCAAGCGTGACTTCACCAAGCACATGATCCGCCTGCGCAACACGTCCATGCGCACGTTCGACAACGGCGACACCTTCGAGATTGTGCTGGTCAATGGCAACGACGGCTCGTCGGCCTACCGCATGATGTCGGGCTTTTATCGCTTTGTCTGCGCCAATGGCCTGATCGTCGGCACGAGCCTGAATGAGGTGCGCGTACGCCACAGCGGCGACGTGATGGGCGACGTGATTGACGGCGCGTACACCGTCCTAAACGACGCGCCGCTGGTCATGGATCGCGTCGACGCCATGCGCGCCATCAGCGTGTCGCGTGACGAGGCTCTGGCCTTCGCCACGGCAGCCCACCAGCTCCGTTTCCCCAGCGCGTCCCTGCCCGTCGATGACGCGGCCTTTGCGCCCGCCCCAATCGATGCGTCGCGCCTGCTGTCGGCACGTCGCATGGCGGACGTGGATGAGCGCAAGAACCTGTGGGGCGTGTTCAACGTCGTGCAGGAGAACACCGTGCGCGGTGGCCAGAAGGGCTGGGTGGATCGCAAGGACGCGAATGGCCGCACCCAGACGCGCCGCGCGTCGGTGCGCGGTGTCGGCGGGATCGACGGCAACCGTGATCTGAACCGCGCCCTGTGGACGCTGGCAGAGGAAATGGCCAAGCTGAAAGTGGCCGCGTAAGACGCCAGACACCGCCTAGAACGCCCGCCTCGCGCGGGCGTTTTGCTATGCGCCGCGCTGCGCGGCCAGTGCCGCGATGTGCGCGTCGATCTTGGCGATGGCGGACGCCTTGATGATGGTCTTGGTCAGCTCGTTGGGCTGCAGCCTGATGTTGTTTTCTGGCTTGTAGTAGCGGTGGTTTGGTACGTTTGCCTCGTCGGCCATGTCAGAACCCCTTCACACGCAGACGGGCAAAATCGCCGTCCAGCAGTTTCTTTTTGACGTACAGGCCAAACTCCTGCGTGCCGATGGCCGCGCCGCACTCGGCAGACCACTGCTCGGCCACCACGAATGGGATGCGGCCCGCGAGGCGAAACTTGGCGTCGCCGTGGGCGCTGGGCGCGAAGCTGGCCAGATCAGCATTGCCGTCCAACAGGTTCTGCACGTCCTGCGACCGCTGGATGATCAGCTTGCCGTCCTGCTCGACCATGCGCTCCTTGACATCGTACAGGCTCATTGCGTGGCCACCGTGCGGACGCGACGGCCTGCGGGCGCAGCGGCGGGCGCTGCGGGCTTGTCTGCGGGCTTGGCGTCCTCGACGGCTCGCGCGAAGCCCTGCGCGATCAGCGACGCCCCCTTTTCATCGCTCACGTCCAGCAGCGCGCCGCGCTGGCGGTCGGGCTGCGGCAGGCGGTCGGTGGTGATGCAGATGCGCATGATAATCTCCCTGTGGCGTGTGGTGTGGACGCCCCCGTAGGGGCGTCCCTTAGCGCAAAGTGCGCGCTATCAGTGGCAGCGCCTTACAGCGCGCCGTTGATGTCGGCAATGATGCCGTGTGCCTTCTCAGAATCCACCTGCAGGCCGTATTCTGCCGAAATCAGGCGACGGGTCGAGTGGCCCGTCTTGGCCAGAGGCTCTTGCTTGACGTTCGCCAAGAACGCAATGCGTGCGTAGGACGGGTCAAGTACGAACACGTCGCGCGCGGCAACGGTCTCGCTGTTCGAGGTGCGCGTTTCCAAGAAACGAGTGGGCACGATCTGCAGAGTACCAAAGTCCGACACATACACGTCGATGGCCGCAACCAGCTTCTTGCTGTCGGTCATGTCTTGGTACTTGGTCGCCGATCCAGTGAAGGTGGAGCTGATTTTTTGCTTCACTGCCGAACCGCACAGCACGATGGAAGGCTCTGCGCCCGCATCCCAGCACTTGGCAATAACCGACTTCAGCATATCCTCGGTCAGCGCGCGCACCGAACCATCGGTTGCGGCAGCGTTTGGATAACCAGCAGTCGTGCCCGACAGGGTGGGGTTTGCGCCGTCCACAGTGCCCGTGGAGCGGTCAACGTTGGTGCGCAGGAATGCAGGCAGGCCCGCAGTGATCCGCGCCTCGTCCGCGCCACCGCTGTCTGCTGCGGTGTTTTGCAGCAGCATCACTTCCATGTCGCGCTTCAGCTCTTTCAGCTTGAATGCGATCTGCTTGGCCACGGTCTGGATGTCGCCAGCGCCGTTCACGGCATCGGCAGTGGACGAGACCTCGACCACTTTGTCCGAAATCTGGGTGTAGTTGCCCAGACGCTTGCCGTTGGTGGGCGCGTCGTTATCGGGCCCAGCCTCGCCTTCCTTGACGCGGTTGGTCTTAACTGGCGCGGCCAGATCAACCTCAGTCCACTCGAAGTAGGTATTAGCGGCAGTCTTGCGGCCAATTGCCGATTGGAATGGCGTTTCCATTGGCGAGATAGAGATAAACGCATCCTGCAAGTCTTCGCGGATGGTGGTTACGTCGTAGGTCTTTTCGGTATTCGCATTAACAGCCATGTCAGGCTCCTATGATTATGAGAGAAGGTAGCGGGTCACGTCATCGACGCTGCCCGTGCGGCGCATTTGGGTCTTCGCCTTCTCAGATTGCACTCGCTTACCGCCCTGTACGCTGGTGCGCGTGCCCGCCTTGATGGTGGGCGTGCGCGGCGCGCTGCTGGCTTCCTTGGGCGCTGCGGCCTTGCCCGACATCAGCCGCCGATATTGGGCCGCGTCGTGCAGCACCAGTAGGGCGCGGTGGTCAGTGACCGACTGCAGTTCCTCTGGCGCGTAGCCGTAGTATCCCGTCCCCGCACTGATCAATTCCTGCTTCACCCGCGCCGCCGTCTCTGGCTTTGCGAATGCGGGAATGACCCGCGTCAACTGCTGGTGCTGCTCGGCCAGATAGGCGCGCTGTGACGCGCTCTCTGCCTCTGCCGCCTTGGCTTCCATTTCCTGCCGAACCGCTTGGGTCTGCTGGAATGTCACCAGAGCCTTGTCGTATTTCAGACGCTGCTCCATGTAGCCGATAGGGTCGCGGGACAAAAGTTCGTCCGCTGGCGGCACGGGCGGACGCAGATCAATCTGGTTCGTTTGTGCCGCTTGGATAAATTGTGCAATCTGTTGGCGTTCAGTCTGCAGGGCCTGATAGACGACGGCAGTCTCTTTACGAGCCTCGGCCACGTCTCGCAGTCCCTTGTTGATGTGGGTCTGGCCCGAATACCCACGGATTAGCTCGTCGAGAGGCACTTGCTGGGTGCGACCATCCACCTTTACGGTGAACAGTTGGCCAGCCGTGTCATCATCGCCCCCAGCGTCTGCGGCGTCTTCGTCGTTAGAACCCTCGTCGTAATCATCGGCAGTGCCGTCGCCGTCTTCAGCGTCGCCCTGCGCGTCATCGCCCTCGTTCTGGTCTTGTGCGTCATCCTGTGCGGATTGCCCCAGATCGTCTTCAGGCTCGTCATTGGTATTCGGCGTCGGGCCTTCTACAAGGCTCGCCGCCACGGCATCAATGCTTCCGTCCATTGCAGTCGTGTCAGCCACGGTGCTGCCCTTTCTGTTGCTGCCGATCAAAGAGCTTGCCCGTGACCATCACGTTTTCAAGTTCCTCTTTCAGCATTCGCAGCGCACGAACCATTCGATGCGCCTCTGCGAGTTGTTCAGGGCTGCACAGATCACCTGTAAAAACCCCGATCTGTGCAGAATGTAACACATCGAACGCCTCTTTGAAAAGGGGGTCGTTAATTAGTACCTTGGCCCGCTCGGCGCGCTGCTTAATGTCCATCACATCATCCCGCTATCTTGAGGCATTGGCATACCATTTTGGGGCGCTGCGGGCGCGGCGGGCGCGCCCATCGGCATCTGGGGCTGCGTTGCGGCCTGCTCGGCCTTGATGCGGGCCGTGTCCACGGCGATGCCGTACTTGCCCGCGATCTGGGCCATCGCCAGCTCCATGTCCTGCGCCATGCGGTCGCGCTCGCGGTCATCGGCGAGCTGCGCCTTGTACAAGTCGAGCTGCAGGCGCGCGCTGTCGGACGCCATTTTGGCCTGCGCCTTGATCGTCTCGGCCTGCACCAGCGCCTGCGACGGATCGCCCTGCTGCGGCGCGCCCTGCGGTGGCGGCTGCTGCGGCTGCGCGGGCTGCGTGGGCATGAAGTATCTGTCCGAATTGGTGACGCCGTTCAGGGCCAGCAGATCGCCCAGCGTGCTGCGCATCTGCGCGAGGCCCGCGAGCGGGTTGTCTGGCCCGAATGTCTGGATGGCCTGCAACTGCAATTGCAGCACTTGGCCCAGCATCGCCGCCTTCTGCTCCTGATTGGCCGTGCCCAGACCGACGTTGACTTCCGCGTCCAGTTCGCTGTCCCACACGCGCGGGTCGAGCGCGACGTAGGAGCCGTTGATGCGCAGCATCTCGGCGCGCGTCGAGTGCTGCGACATCAGCTTTAGGATTTGCGTGAACAGGCGGCGCATCCCCGTGTAGGCGAGGTTGGCCACCATCACCTCGACCTGCCCAGCGCCCGCGCTGATGGTCGCCGCCACTGCCGCCTTGGTGGATGACTGCAGCGCGTCGGGGTCTAGGCCCATACTGGCCCGCGTCACGCCCGTCTTCACTTCGACCATGTTGTCTAGGTACTGCAGGGCGGGCAGCGTCTGGCCCGCCACAAACGGCACGGTCAATTCGCGGATCATGCCCGCCTGCGAGACGCGCACCACCGCGCCAATCTCGTTGTTCAGCAGGTCGTCAATTTCGACCATGCCCTTGACCGCTTCCACGCGCGGGTTGTTGGTCATCTGGACGTTGTCCAGAATGCCGCGCAGGATCGCCGTGGCCGCGTCCTGATCCTGTTCCACAATCTCGACTAGGCTGCGGCCAAAGAATGTGTGCGGTTCGGGGTCGATGTGCCAGCTCGAAAACGGGTGGTCATCGACGGGCTCGTAGGCCAGCAGGCGGTTGGCCGATCCGCCCATGATAAACTTGTGCAGCAGCGGCACGCCCGTGCCGTCCACATCGACGCGCATGTAGGCCTCGGTGATGGTCACCAACTTCATCGTCTCGTCGGCGCTGTTCTCGCTCTCGTCGCGGTTTATCGAATAGCCGCGACGTTCCTCGTCTTCCTGATCGCGCATATCGACGGTCTTCGAGCTGTCCAAGTCCGCTACTTCATCCTCGTCAATGCCCATTGCGATGATGTCTGCGGCGCGCATTTCGGTGCGGTGGCCGATGACGTAAAAATCCTGATCCGACCGCGCATTGCGGTCGATGAAAAAGTCTTCTGGCGGGATCGTGTCGATCACCAGCTTGCCGCGCGGCATACGCCGCAGGATGCGCAGGTCGTAGAGCTGCGGCAGGGGGTCAGGCATCTGCGGGAGCTGCGCGGGATCGACGGGCTGGCCCATCGCCGCCGCCTGCTGCGCCATCTGCTGCGCGGCCTCGACCTGCTGCTGCATCATCTGGATCGTCTCGTCATCGGGGCGCGCCGTCTCGGTCAGCACCTGCACGTCGGGCGCGTCGATGATCGCCCGATACTGCGCCTCGTCCATGTCCGCGTAGGTGTAGACCTTGGCCTGATCGTACTCAGACCAGTGCGCCTTGGTGATGCCCGTGATGTTCACCAGCGCGTCGTGCGTGACATCGCGCAGGATTTTGAAGCCGTCGCTCTGGCGAAATTTTGCCGCCGCGTAAATGCTGGCCTGCTCCATCGACGCGATGTCTTCTGGCCCCTGCGGAATAAATTCTACTGGGCGATCCGATGACATAAAAATGCGCTGGATGCTCGGCTTGACGCCGCGCACCACGTCGCGGCACTTGGTCGATACGACCGTGCTGCGCTTGTCTTCCTCGCCGATGTCCACCTCGCCCTTGAAATAGCGCGTGGCCTTGATGCGGCGCTCGGAAATTTCGCTTTCAATAAAATCGACCGCGTCGTCAATTGCCTGCCCGACAATGCTTTCAATCTCGTCCTCGGACATCGCCCCCTCTGGCCCGTCATCCTCGGCCTCGCCCTCGGCGTCGGTGTCGAACACTTCCAGCACCATCAACATTTCGTCATCGGTGGCCAGTTCGACATCGGGGCCGTATTTTTCGCGCTTTGCCATGTCTTACCTCGGAATACCTGTGAAGCTGCGGATGCGATCCTCCAGCATTGTCTTGCCTTCTTGGCTGGCCCCCGCCGCCGCGCCCAGACCCGCACCGCCGATGGTCAGGGGCGTGCGTACTGTCGGGGTAACATTGCGCGTGGCTGCCATAGCCCGCGCGCCGCCATAGGCCTCGGTCAGTCCGCGCGCAACGGGTACGCGCATCAAGAATTGTGCCAGACCCGTGCCGCCAACCATTCCCGCCAGACGCTGGATGATGCCGCCCGCAGCGGCGGCAGAGTTTGACGTGTTCTTAGCGGTGTTGGTGGCCTGCGCGGCCACGTCGGCAAACTGCTGCAGCAGTTGCTGCTCGTCCTTGGTGAACAGGCCGTTGACCACGCCCATGTTTCGCTCTTTCAAGTCTTCCCACGCCTTCTTGAATGCAAGGCCAGACACTTCGCCCGTACCTTTACTCTTTCCTGCGTCCATCAGGCGGATGAATGCCTCTTGGCGCAATTGATCCCACTGCTCGGTGGGTAGATTATAGCGCAGCGTGATCAGGTCGCGCGGCAGGCCCGTCTTGGTGGCCAGCCCGCTGGCGGTAGCGCTAAATATGGTATCCGCCGCTGCCGTGTCGGCGACACGCAGGACGCGCTCGCCATCGCGCCCGACTTCCTCGGTAAGCAGGTTAAGGATGCCGCCCTTGCTTTTCCACTTAGATGCAAAATCGGCGTAGTTGCGGATCGCCATGCCCCATATAGCCACCGCGTCGGCATCACCTGACAGCAGTGCGCGATTGATCACATTGCCTATGCTGGCATCAAATGCATCTATAATCTTTTTCGCCGCTGCCCCCTCGACTGTTGGCGCGCCCTCACGCAGCCCAGAGACCTGTTGACGCCAGTCCATCATGCTGCCGATATCTCCTGACGCGGCCACATTATCAAAATCGTCTAGCAGCGCCGCCGCTGTGGGCGCAGTGCGCGGATTAAATCGGGCGCGGTACGCGGCGCGCATAACGTCGGCCACGTCTGCCGCCGCATCTGGTGATATCACTGCCGTGCGCGCCCGCGCCATATCGTACATCTCGTCGGCCATAGTCCTCTGCTCGGCGCGTTTTGCTGCCAGCGCTTCTTGTGCCGCCTTGCCGCCCTCGCCACGCGCAATGGGCGCGCCCGCAGGGTTTAGGCGTTCCAGAATTGCGTCCAGATTGGAACGCAGCGCGTCTTGTGTGCCCGCGCGCTGGCCCCGCATCATTGTGGACGCCGTCTCGCCGTAGACGCCCTTCGAGGCCATGTCTTCAAATAACTGTTGGCCCACGTCGCCCGTCACCGCGCCGCGCGTCATCGGGATGGGCACGGGCAGATTGCGCGACATCGCGGTGATCGCGGCCTGATCGCCGCGCGCGCCCGATGCCACCATAGTCGCAATGTCTGCGGCCACTGCCGCCGATACTTGGCTGGGGTCTAGGCCCGCCTTGCGCACCATGTCCGCATATTCGGGCAGCAGATTGCCCGCCTGATCCACCACGGCCTGCGGCCCTCGCGTGCGCGCCAGCCCGATCAGGCTCTGCACGGCGCGGCCCAGTAGCTCACCGCCCGCGCCGCCCAGCGCCCCCATCGGGATGTCCGACACTTGGTACGGCACGTTACTCAGATTTGAGCTTGCGCCCTCGACCAGTGCGGCCTCGGTCGCGCCCACTGTCGCGCCGCCCATCAGGCCGCGCGTGGCCAGACCCAGCGCCTGCAACCCCTTGGCCACGGGCGTGGCTGCGGCCACCGCGCCTGAGACGCGCATCGCGTCGGTCATGTCCAAGCCCTTTGGGTTTGGGTAGAATGGCATATAGCCCGTGACTTCGCCGCGCTCGTTCTTGCGGGGCCACTGCGCGATCAGCGTGCCGTACTCGTCTTCACGAAATGTTACGTCTGGCTCAATTTGCTGCAGGCCAGACTTCAGGCGCTCTGGCGACATTGTCGTGGCCAGTAATGCTGTCATCTGTGCGGCCTGCGCGTCGGTCATGGGCAGGCCGATGGACAGCGGCCCGCCGATGGCGGGATCGCGCTTTGCGCCCGTGACGAAGTCAGATATGCGCCCCATCAGTCCCTGCTCAGGCTCTGCGGCTTGGCCGTACTCTCTCTGCATTACGGCGATGATGATTTCGTCAGGCGTTCCTACAGGGAAGCGGACAATGGTTCCATCTGGGGCGGTGATCTCAATCATTCTTGTTTACTCCAGTTGGCCCGTTGCAGGGTTAAAAGTCCGCACTGCGGGTGGGGTTGTACCGACCGCTGGCGCGCCCGACAGTCCGCCCAGTATGGCGCTAAGTTCTGGCGTCATAATACTGCGGTTGTCCAGCTCGCCCAGCGCCGCGCGCATGGCGGCAGTGGCCTGCAACGACCTGTCAGAATTTTGGAAGGCGCGCACGATCTGGGCGCGCTCAATATTAATTTGAGCCTTTGCCCTCATCATCGCCGTAATGGCACGGTTTGCCTCTGGGCTGTTGGCCAACGCGGGCAGGCTATCCCGCATCGCGTTAAATTCCATGTCAGACGTTGCGCCCGACCCCTCCACCCGCAGCGATGGCGTGACGCGGCTGATGATCGACTTGAACGCATCCGCCGCCGATGACACGCCCTGAAACGCTCCAGCCAATCGCCCCACAATTGGCCCCTGCGGGGCCATAGTCGATAGCTCTGCCAGCATCTCTAGGTCGGTCATCGCTCCCGCTGCCAGCGTGCCCGCAGTTAGGTACGTTCCCAGCGTTGCGGCCTCTGCCTCGTCCAGCTTTTTAGACAGCGTGCCCGTTTCGCCGCCGACGTTTACCGTCGTGCCGCCGCCGCCCACCTTGGAAATGGTTCCGTCTGGCTTCACGCTGTACAGGCCGTCCTCAATCACTGCATTTGGAAACTGTAGGCGTAGCGTGGCGGCATCCACCGTCTGCCCTTGCGGATCGCCTTCCCGCATTTGCTCAATCTCTAGCTGCGTCTTCTGCAGTGTCAGCGCATCCATCGGGTCTGCCGTCTGCATCGCCATCTTCAGCGCGCCCGCCACGTCGCCAGTGCCCTGCGCGTAGGCCAGCGCCTGCTCTGCCTGCGGCGTCTTCAGGTTTGCGATAAACTGCATCGTCTTGTTTGTCTGCGCGTCAATTTTAGCCTGCGCTTGCTGATCCATGCGCCCCTGCTGTGCCCGCGCGATGGTGTCGAGCGCCATCCCTTGCACGGCCTGATTTGGGAACATCGACAGGCCCGACAGCGCGAGCGACAGGCGCGCCCGCTTTTCGTCGTTGCCCAGAAATCCCAGTAGGCCCGTCTGTTCAGGTTCCATGCCCGCCCCCAAGTTATCGTTTCCCGTGCCGCCCATCAGGGACGTATTGCCCGTGCCGCCCATGATGCGCGCCACATAGTTCTGCGTTTCCTCGAATGGTGGGATGCCGCCGTGCTTTCGCACGTTTCCCGCGCCCGCATTGTACGCGGCCAGCGCCAGATACGGGTTGCCGCCAAACGTGTCTAGCTGCTGGCGCAGGTAACGTGCGCCGCCCGCCAAGTTCTGGATTGGGTCGTTGGGGTCAACGCCCAGCTCCGCTGCCGTGGCGGGCATAAGCTGCGCAGGCCCCCTCGCCCCCATCGGGCTGACGGCATTGGCCCTAAAGCCGCTTTCCTGCTGGACGAGCCGCAGGAACAGGTCGGGGTCTATCCCCGCCGCCTGCGCCGCCTTTACCGCCTCTGCCCGTAAATCCATCTTTACTCCCCTCCAAACGGAAGGCCCGCAAACGCGCCAAGATAGCCAAACAACCCTGGGTTTTGCGTCTCAGTCGTAGTGCTCTGGTTTGGCATCATGCCCAACGCGTTCAGGTACGTCTGCAGCGCGTTCTGGGGGTTGCCCGTGAAGCCGCCGTATTGAGCGCGCGCGGCGTCGATCAGTTGCTGGTTCAGCATCCGCTGCTGCTCGCCCTGCCGAAATTGTTGGTCGCTGATGGATTGACCAAACCCAAAACCTTGTCCCGCAAGTTGCGATTGCATTTGCCGCTGGGCCTGCGCCGCATCAAGTGCCGTGTTGAAGCCCTGCTGACGCAGTCCGCTTGCCATCTGCGCGCCCTGCGCGCCAAATCCCAAGTTGGTCTGCGCCTCGGCCACGCCGTGGCGCGATCCGCCAAATGCCCCCGCCCGCGATGCTGCCGCGCCCGTGGCATTGATCTGCGCTAGGCGCTGGCGCTCCAAGTCGGCCATCGATTGGTCGATGACTTCGCTGGTGTAGGGGTTGTAAAACTGGCTGATGTTTGGCCCCGCCGCCGCTTGGTTAAACAAGTTGGCCGATGTCTGATAGATGTTTGGTTCTAGCATTACCGTTGCTCCTATCGCGGCAGCGGGGGCTGTACCCCTGCGTTATTAAGCGTGCCAGATAGAGGCCCGCCACTAAACGTGCTGCCGCTTTGGCCCGCGCCGCCGCCGTCAAACATGTCAAGGAGTGATATAAAGCCCGCGCCCGTGCCCGCGTTTACCACGCCGTCATTGCCGCGATTGCGGCTGCGGTTACCGCCGCCGCCGCCGCCGCCGCCACCGCCGCCCCGCGCGCGCTCAGGCATAAACTGCGCCATCAGTGCGTTATATTGTCGTGGGTTGCGGCGCTTCAGCTCGGCCAGCGCCTGATCGTACATACCGCCGCTGGAGTAGGCCATCGTGCCGTTAAAGTTTTTCGCCGTCGGCATCCCCGCCATCGGGTCTGCCGTAGGAGTACCAAACGCGGAGGCCGCTTGGTTTGTGCCCTCGTATGCGGCCATCTGCGCTGGCGTCATCGCCGCCACGTCTGCGCCGTAGTAGGGCGTAAATTTCATGTTCGCCACGCGATTGGCTGCCCGCAATGCGTCCTGCGCGGCGCGGTTCTGCCACGCGGGCACGCTTGTCGTTGATTTGGCGCTGCCGCTCATTATAAAGCCCTTTCCATTACGACAAATACTGGCTCAAAGCCGTGCTTGTCTAAAACCCTAGTCCAGCCCTTGCGGCCCTCTATCGTCATGCTGTCGCAGCCATGCGCCTTGGCCCACGCGGCCACGCTGTCAAACCCGCGCGTGATTTCGTCCAAGTCGCCGCCCGCTAGGAAGACGTTGATCACCTTCTTTTTAGCATACTCCACAACCTCTGTCACGGCTGCTGATTTTGATGCGGGCCACAGTTGCATCGTTCCCGCCAAGATTGCGTCGCGCACGCTCTCGAAGTCGTGCGTGCCGTTGCCGTGCGCCAGCGCGGCCTCAATGTACTCACGGTTGGCGTCGATCACATTCACGCGCGCACCCGTGTAATTGCCAGCGTGACGGACGGCGACGCTGGCGCGTATGCCGTGGCCGCGTGGGCCTTAAGCGACCCGCTCGTACTGCTGGTGGCCCACATCACGCTCAACACGTCGCCTGCGGATAGCTGAAACAGCGCCGTGCGCGACACGACAATGGTCGCGCCGTTGTTGTGCAGGCTGGCAACAATCGTGCTGCCCACGACATCTGTGCCGTTCTTGCGGGGCCAGAAACGAAAATTTACTGCGCTGCCTGACGTGCTTTCGATCTGCGCCGTGAAGGCCAGCCAGTACAGCCCGCCCTCTGCGAAGGTGATTTCGGTCAGCGGCGACCCCGTCAGGGTGATGCCCTGCGCGTCAATATTGTCCAGCGCGATCTTGTATGCGGTGTCCGCCGCTGCGGCGGTGATGTCGGCATCCTGCCCAAAAACGGCGTACCCGTCGGCTAGCACGATCTGCCGCCACGCGCCGTTCTTGCTGACCACGGGGTAGCCGTTTACCGCGTCCCACAGGATCGCGCCGTCCTCTGCGGCGGACGCGTCGGCGGTCTTAAACTGCAGGCGCGCCAAGGTGCGCTGCAGGTAGCGCACGATGTTCTGCGCCCACTGGGTCAGGTTTTCCGTGACGGGTGGGGGCGTCGCGCCGTAGCTCATCGCCGCCCGCCCGTGGCCAGATCAAGCCGCATCACGCCCACACGCCAATCCGCGAGCTGCGCGCCCTCGACGCGCATCTGCACCTGCCGCCCGCTGAAGCGCACGCTCGTCGGCGCGGCCATCGTGTATGGGCCGTACTGGCGCAGCGTGTCGTTCGGGTAGAAGCGCGTCTTGAAAAACGCGCGCACGTCGCCCTGCGTCTTTTCGTCGGGGATCATTTCCATGACCGACATGACGTTATCGCCCGCGCCCAAGCTGATTGGCCCGCTCTCGGCAAAGACCGTCGCGCCATTGTGCGACAGGCCCGTCTCGTGGTCGTAGGCCACGCCCGCAGTATCGAACCAGATTGGGTTGTCGAATACGCCCGCGTCCACGCCTGCGGTGCGCGATATAGTGCCGATGGCCCAGTGCCGTTCCGCGTAATTGTACACGACATAGCTGTCGTTTTCGGTCGATGCGCTGGATGGGTAAAACCACCAAATTTCGTTGAATTTGTTGTTGGCGACCGCGTACACCTTGGTCGATTGCCCGCCGTTAATACCGCCAAAAACGTAGTCCGACACCTCGCACGGCAGGTCTTGCACGGCCCCGCCCGTATAGACGTGGAAGCCGCGCGCGCCCATCCAGAACACGCCCTCGTCCACGGACGCCGCCGCTTTACGCGATACGGCCCCGCACGACGATCCGACGCGCTCAATGCCGTACACGAATGGCGGGCCTTGGTATGTGGCCGCGTGCGCGTCCTGATCCGTGATGATCAGCGTCTGCCCGCGCGTGCGGATGCCCAGCATGATCTGCCCGTTCGTCTGCAGCTCCAGATCGCCCGCCTCGTTCGTCACGTCGGGCGTCCACGTCGTGTTGTCCTCGCGGTCGCTCCACTGCACCTTGCGCCGATTGCCGCCCGCGCCCAGCGCGAACAGGAACCGCTCGTCGGTGACCACCAGCGCCTTGTTGTTTGTGGGCGCGTTCGTGATGGCGACCGCGTCATTGGCGACGTTCAGCGTCCATTCAACTAGGCGACCGTCTGCGGTCGAGCAGCCGACGAGATAGCCGCCCCAGTTGTCCAAGCTCCACGTCGTGGCCTCTTGGAAGTTTCCACTTTCTGGGCGCGCCGTGCCGTAGCTGTACAGGCCATAAAAATTGCCGCCGTAGCCGACGTTGCGCGTCTCGGACAGTTGACCCGCCACTAGGCTGGCGGGCGTGATGTCGGTCAGCGTCCCTGCGGCGTTTACCACCTTCAGCGAATTGTGGAAGCCCGCCGCGTACCAGCGGTCGCCGCTCTGGTCTGCCCACGCGAGTGCCGCGCGCGGCGCGGTCGATCCCACGGTCTTGCGCGTCCGCCATCCGCCCACGGGCCGCAGCGTGCCCTCAATCCAGCGCACCAGATTTGCGTCATACCAGCGATTGCTGGCCTGAAACTCTGTGCCGTTGCGGTATACGCCCGCAGGGATTTGCAGCGGTACTAGGGGCATCAGATGCCCCAATCGGCGTAGGCCGCGAGCTGCGCCAGCAGGGCGAGGCCCGTCTCGCGCGCTGCAGGCATGTCGCTGCCCGCCAGCGCCTCGGCGTGATCCGCAGCGGCGGGCTTCAGGCGGTCAATCGCGGAGTTTGTCTGCCATGTGCTGCAGGCGCTTAATGCGCTCGCCATCAGTAGCGCCGCCGCCAGTGTCCGCATCGTTGATCCGTTCATGTGCGTCAATCTCCGATTTGAGGTGCTGGTTTTCCGATACCATAGCACTGTCCCTGCGGCCCTTAAAGTAGGCCACCACAAAGGCCGCAATCAGCGCGGCCAGTGCAGCAAAGAATAGTTTGATGCGCAACATCAGCGGTCACCATCGGCCCAGCTAATGAGGCGCTGGCGCATGATCCACAGCGCGGCCAGCACGATCACGCCCGCAAAGGCCAGCGCCACGATCTGCGCGTGGCCGTCCAGCGCGCCAACTGCCGCAACCCCCGCGCCCGCGCCCGATACGATCTGCACGGCGGATGCCTGCACGGTACTGGACTGCGCGGCGCTGGTGCGTTCTTCTGGCGGTTTGGCTTTTGTTTCCCACTCGCCTGCAGGGTACACGTTGCGGTCAAGCTCGAAGTGCGGCCCATCCTTAAACTTTTTCCAATCGCCGCCCCAATCTAGGGCCACGCCCTCGGCCTCGGCGGCGGTCTTCACGGCTGGCCCAAGTTTATTATACAGCGGCCAATCAAATGCGCCCTTGCCGTCGGGGCCAATGGGCAGCAGGTCAACCGCGTGGCCCGTCAGGTGGCGGCTGTTCAGGGTCTGGGATGCGCCGCTGGCAACAAGTTGCTTTTGGCGTTCTAGGGTGCGTAATCCTTCGATCACGGAAAAATCAATGGGGCTGTCTTGCAGCGCGCGGTCAAGCACGCGGCGCAGGTCGGGGTGAATGCCGACCATGTTTTTCAGGCTTCGTGATCCAAACTTACGTGTCATTTTCCCACCCTCGAAATTAGTGCTTTGATGTCGTCACGTATCTCGGCCAGCATGGCGTTTGTCTCGCCGCGCGCCCGCTGCGTCGCTTCCATGTCCTCGCGGCGCTGGTTCCAGAGCCGTTTAATTTCCTTACCGTTCTCCGCGCTGCCCGCCTCTAATCGGACGAGCCACACGGTTACCGCGACAAAACTAACGCCGATGGGCCAGTACGCAAAAATGCCTTCCATCGTCCGCCCCTCAGCCTGCAGGGTACGGGAAGCGGGCCTTGATCTCGTTGATCTTGGCCAGCCACTCGTCTTTGGTTGCCTCGTCCCGCAGCATCTGCATGGCGATTGGGTCAGCCTCTTTAGCGTAGGCCCGCTGGCGGTTTGCCTCTTGCTCGGCCTGCGTGGGCGGCAGTTCTGGCTCTTTGGCGGGCGGAACAAAGCCCGTGCCGTCAAATGACCACCCGATCTGTGCGGTGTCGTGATGTTGCCACCCGCTCGGCGCGGCGTCTCGGCTACCGTCAATCGACACATTGACAACGATGTTGTCCTGAACCTGAATAAATCTCATGCCAGTTCCTCTACGATAATTAGTCCGCCAGCGCCCGCACCGCCTGCGACGTTTGTAGCTACGGCAATAGAAGTTGCGCCGCCGCCGCCTGCATTGAACCCAGTAGCAGCGACCCCATTACCAGAGCCAGAAGTGCCTGCGCCAAAGCCCCGCCCAGCACCACCATATACGCTAGTGCCGCCATTCCCAACGGAGCTTGTTCCCACCGCTGTGTACCCATCCGCCCCAAACGAGCCTTCCGCATTTCGATCACCCCCAGTTGCCGTTCCGCCAGCCCCGCCCGCACCTCTAGCGCCTGTTGCAGCGGCTCCAGTTCTGCCGCCGCCGCCAACGCCGCCAGTTGCGGATAGTGAGACACTTGCCCCAGAGAATGTAGTAGTGCCACCCGTGGCCCCCGCATTGTCGCCCGCTGCCCCGCCAGCCCCCGCCGCACCAATAGTGTATGTGTAAGACGCCTCTACGGTTGAAATAAACTTGTAGGCGACACCACCCGCGCCGCCGCCGCCCGCTGCCGCGCCCGTTCCCGCGCCTTGCCCATCTGCGCCGCCGCCGCCGCCGCCGCCGCCCGCGCACGTCACGCGGATGGCTTTTGTGCCTGCGGTTGGGGTATATGTGGCTGCCGTGCCCGTGGTCAGGTAGACCACGCTCCGCAGTGAATAAAGTTGGCCGATGCTGTTACTGACGTTGCCAGAGGACGCAATCGCGCCGACCACGTCCAGTGCCACGGCGGGGGTGATAGTGCCGACGCCCACGCGATTATTGGTCGCGTCCACAAACAGCGTGTTTGTGTCAACCGTTAAATCCCCAGAAATTTTTCCTGCGCCAACCACGTCCAGTGCCACGGTCGGGGTCAAGGTATTGATGCCGATGCGGTCGTTGGTCGCGTCAATCTTCATTGGCGATCCGTTGCCAAGCAGCGTGTCGATGCTGTCCAAGTCGGTGTTGAGCTTAGTGCCCCACGTATCCTCGGATGCGCCCACCTCTGGCTTCACCAGCGCAAAATAGGTTGTTGTCGTGTCGGCCATGTTCTACCCCTAAGCTGCCCGCGTCCACGTCTCGCTGGTCGCGTTTTCGGTTGTCCAAATCTCGGTCTGCGCCGCCTGTGGCGACCATGTCGCGCTGTCGGCGCTGCCCGCCGTCCAGCTCTCGGCTGTGGCGCTCTGCGCCGTCCAGCTCTCCGCTTGTGGTGTCGTGCCTTCCCATTTCAGGGTGGCCCTGATCGATACTATAGCAGACGCGGCGGCACTCGCGCTAGTGGAGAAAACACGCTCCACCAGCACCTCTGCCGCACTCTGCGCTGCCGCGATGGCGCTGGTACTAAATACGGCCTCGCCGCGCGCCGTGGCGTCGCTGGTGGCAATCGCTGCCGCGCTGGGCTGCTGCACCAATTGCGCGGCCCCCGTCGCCGCGCTAATGGCCGTGGCCGTGGCGCTGGGCTGCTGCACAAGCTGTGCGGCCCCCGTGGCCGCGCTGGTGGCCGATGCCGCCGCTGCGGCGCTAATTAGGGTCACGACGGCCCCGCTGGCCGCGCTGGTGGCCGTGGCCGTGGCGCTGGCCTGCTGCACGCGCTGGGCAACGATTTCCGTGGTGCTGGCGGTGGCCGATGTCGCTGCCGCCAGTGCGATGCGCTGGGCGGCGGACGTGGCGGCGCTCGCCGTGGCGGACGTGGCCGCAGCGTCAAATATCGTGCCGTCGAGGCCGTAGGCCTCAATGCCGAATGCCGCTAGGCCGTATGCGCCACGGTACGT